CACCTAAAGGGCTGTGGGCTTTGTCCCTGCCGTTGTTTCAACGCCGTAAGAAAAAGTAACGCCTAATGTGCTTAACCCTGCTACTGCATTTGCCATTTGTCTACCTCCTGTTTGATAAAAAAATAAGAGCATTTCTGCTCTTTGTTGCTAAATTAATCTGTCATTCGCACCGATAACACGGCTAAAACGTGCCACGCTGTGATGTATCTTGTTGTTTATTGAAGTTTCCGGCAATGCCTTGCCTTGAAATCTCATTTCTTTAAAAACATTCATAACCGTTGTCATAACCTTACGGCAGTCGGACTTGCTTGTGTTAGTTGTGACGTCTACTAGGCATGTTGCTAACAATGCGTTAATTGTCTGTCCGTCAAGTGTCTGCCCTCGTTCGGTCGGGGTTAGTAAATGAATGTATACGGTAGGGAATACTGCCGAACCGCTACTTTCTCCCTCGTCAGTTATTCTGACCTTGGGGTATTTCTTTTGTAACTGTGGTAGGCTCTTAGCCTTGACAAGTGCTACAACTGTACTTTCAAGGTCTGTCGCCCAATCATTAGCATTTGCCATTAACTAAACACCCTCCTTGCCACTTCTGTGTATTTTTGGATTATTTCCATATCAGCCTTGTAAACAGGCATTTGTGCTTCTACGCCGTGTGTAAGAATAAGTTCTCCGCTGTCTGCATAATATCCCCATTTCTTTTGAACGCCGTGTCCTTCGCCATAAGAACCGATTACCATACCATTTACTTCGCCCTTAGGATGTGGGCTTGTGCCTGCTTCTCCGTTGTAAAAAACACCGGCTCCAAACTCAATGAACATAAGCTCTTTGCCCTCTACAATCAGAATCGCTTCATTGTAGCCACCAAAAGACCGGAGCTTGACGTATGTGTAGTGGTTTGTGTTAGAACCACTTCTGACACCTTCTGCATCGTAAGTGTAGCTAGCTTTTGCCATATTTTCATCTATGACAGGTATTCCAACTTCCGCAAGCTCTTTAACAAGTTGGTAAGTCTTTTCGGTAATCCATTCCTTGTACTGTTTTAGCTGTCTGATAGCTTCATTTATAGAGTTTTCAGACAAGGATATTTTAATTGTATGTCTTGCCATATTACACCTACTTCACAACTGCTTTAAGCATATACTTAGTTGAGTACAATGCTGGCTTAATGCCTACAATCGTAAAATCTGCCGATGTTTCATCAACAAGACTGTCAGATGTATATGTGGGCTTGCTATCAAGCCAAATAAGGTCGCCTTTTTGAATAGGCAATGTATTCCTATCTGTCAGTAAAATAGCGTCAAAATCAGCCGTATCAAAGCCGTATTCCTTACTCTGTGCTTCTCCACCGCTGAAAGCTATGTTTGCTTCAAAATCCTCAGGCTTTGAAAAACCTATCTTTTCTTCAAGGACTTTAGGCATTTTATTCCCCTCGTCATCAAGATAAGGGTTTCCGTCATTATCGGTGTAATAAAGGATATTGCCGTCATCATCTCTTTCGTAAATAGTTACTGTCTGTCCTTGAAGCGAATACTTCATAGCTTGCTTATTAATGTCAAGCATATTACTTCACATCCTTGCCAAATCGCTTCCATAATTCAGACAGTTTTTCCCATCCGTACATTGCCACAAAAGCAACAACAAATCCTGCCATAATTGCCGCAAGAATCATATACCACAGTATTGTCATCTGAATATACTGCATATAGGCAACAAAAGCCGCTACAGTAATACCGATTGACAGGATAAATACTATAATATCTGTAGGCACTTTATTGAATACTCCAATGCCCTTAATTACCTGTGTAATTACAGACACCACAAAAGCTAATGCTCCGACAATCGCTAAGATAATTGTCATATTTGCGATTAATACCTGCATAATTTCCATTAGTCTTTACCTCCATTCTTTAAGTGAATTTCCTGTATTTCGTCATACATCTTAGTTACCATTCCATTGCCACCCAATGCGTGATATGCGTTATACATCTCGACGAAATTATCATAGGCGTAAGATGGAATTTCACCTATTTTCATATACTTATCGTGATATTCGATAAGTTGTACTCGCAAAAGTAACATTGTGCCTTTACTATTGGCATCTTTGTCCTTTTTCTGTTGCTTCAGAAGCCAAACTATATAGCCAAGTAATATCGGTAATACTACGGTATAAGTTTGCAATAAAAATTCTTTCATTTTATATCTCCTGCAAAATTAATAGGCACACCGCCCACCACCCTTACTGTGTGCCGCCTGCTACCATATTGGTAACGCACAATCTTCTGTATAACCTTGGCAAAAGGAAATACCCCAACAAATAAGTTGTCTCTATCTTTCCAAGTTCTGTTGACACCATTCTCATTGTAGCTTGCCATAAATGCTTCGCCTGCTTGTGAATGGTCATAGACAGCCAGATTAACAATAACACTCTCAAATCTCTTTAAGTCCTCGGTTATCATTTCGTCTGTGTAGCTGTCAGGGTAATTTCTTCTTGCCTTTACATCTTCTGTAGCCTGTTTAATAAGCTGTTCGATTACTGGATTGTCTTCTTTGTTATCGAACACCACCACATCAGATGTTGTTTCATCATCATTTGTGACTGTATCAATATGAAATTGTTTAAGTCTGATTTTAACTTGCTCTAATGTGGTGTATTCCATAATTTAGCTCCTATAATCCTAATTTCTCAATTAATAGCTTCTTTAACTCTGCTCCTGTAAGTTCTTCTGCGTTGTTTATACCTTGTTCTGTGGCAAAAGCCTGTAAATCAGATGTAGACATACGATTAATGGTTGTCTTGCTATAATCGAAAGAAGCCCCAGAATTGTTCTTTTCCGGGACTTCTTCGCCTGCGCTATACCATTTGCCATTATGAACCACTATATGTGGATATTTCATAGTTGCACCTCCTACTCTTCGCTATGAACCTCATATACGAATGTGCTATCCATATTCTCGTATGATGGAAGCACAACTTCGGAAGCGAATGTTGACATCTTCATAGGTGGCCCGTACTCTGTCTTTGTAGCGACTGTAATACCTACACCATATACTGTTACATCTACATCAGCTACCTGTCTTGCAGTTCTTTCTTCCGGTGTAGTGCCAAACCAAGTGCTGCCAAGACTGCCTTCTGGAAGAAGCGTAACCTTGTTATCTGGGTAGAAATACTGATCTTTGCCATCATCATCAATGTACATCTTATCGTAAAGTACGATAGTGAGCTTCGCTCTCTTCTGCACTACCGAAATAACAGTATCATCGTCAATCTCAATAGTTGCTGTAAGGTTCTGTGCAAGGATTGAGTTTCTTATCTGTGCATTGTCAAGCAGATACTGGAATGTATTGCTGTTCATAAGGGCATATTTAGCAATCTTGCCCTGCTTCTGTAACTTCTTTCTTGCATTGTTAAGGTCTGTGAGCGGTTTTGAATTAGTTGTATCGCTCCACATACTTGTGCCGGATAACTTTGCGTAATGGTCTTTTGCGTATGAACCGTCCTTGTCATAATCGTAAGCATACTGAACGCCATCACTTACAATAGCAATTACTGGATGACCTGCATTTGTGGCAAGAAGCGACATTCTCATACGCTCTGGTACAACTTCTGCGCCGCTTACAAGGTTGTTAGTATCGTCATACACACTTGATAAAGCACTTGCAAGATATGGGTCGTCAGCAGACTGAATACGCTCGATTTCAAGCATTTCCTCTTCGCCGACTGTTATTCCCTCACGGAAAAATGCCATCTGTGTTTTTTCCTTGCTTAATCCCTCTCTAGCTCTAAGAGTTGGAATCGTGTCAAAGTTGGATGGTGCAAGTGATACCGGAAGTCCTTTGTGTGTCTTAATCCAACTTAAATCAAGCCCCTGTTTCTTTCTTTCAGGAAACCACTGTAAACCAAGATAAGGTATCTGATTACTAGCGTTTTCTGTTGCTGATAATGCGATAGACTTGCTGTCTAATACTTCATTAATTAACATCTGTTTACCTCCTGTTATTATTCAAATACAATCATTGGAAGAGCCGTCTTAACTGCTGCGTCATATGTAACGCCTGAGTGTGCTTCTGCTACCTTTGTGTTAAGATATGCCTTTTTAAGCGCTACTCCCTGTGGTCTGTCTTCTGTTACATCAAATCTTAAGATTCCGATTGCTGTTGCTGTATTATCAGCCACACCTGACTTGTTTACTGGTGTACCAGCCTTTACAATCTTCTTTCCATTCGCATCCTTTTCTGTTACCGTTGAAAAATCAAGTGTTAATGGGATTGCTTCGTTAGGCTCTCTCTTTAAAATCTGAACATCTCCTGCGTATGAAGTCTTTTCATACTGCATATTCATTTCCTTTGCCATTTTTTACCTCCTGTTATTGTTGAATGTAATGTGATAAAACGTCATTGTTCTTAGGTGCATTAGATATAAGGCTTTCTGCTATTTTTTCCGCATTTGTCTTATTGTCTGCACCGCCTTTATTACTGCCGCCGCCTGGAATATCCTGATGTTTAGCAATCTCCTGTTCCTTAGCCTGTGCCGCAGCTGTTTCTTTTTCGGACATAATCTTTCCAAGTTCGGTGTAATCAAGGCTTCCATCATCTTTAACAACTGTCTTTGCCTGTTCAGCAGTAATCTTAAAATTAGTCATGGCTGCTTCCCGCTGGTCTCTGATAGCGTTAGATTTCTGCAAATCGGCTATCTGCTGATTAGCTGTATCTAAGGCTTTATTTGCCTTTTCAAGCTCTGTCAGATTGCCAGCCTGTATTTCATCAAGCTGCTTCTGTAAGTCATCTGCTGTGTCAGCCTTAGCCTTATACTGCTTTGTCTTGTTTTTCTCCGTAGCAACTTCTGAATTGTTCTGATTAAGAAGATTTGTAATCTGTTCATCTGTTGCTTCTGGAAAAAGTTTTAATACATCTTCTCTTGTCATAATTACCTCCGTTAAACACACGCTTTTGTTACCGCAGGTCGCTCCTGCTGTGTCTTCTGCTATTTACCGCATAGCTGCAAAATGTATAAAATAAAAGCAGCTGCCGATTATTCGATAACTGCCTTATTTTGCTGATTATTAAGTTGATTGACTATCTCTTGTGCTTTCTTTTCTTGTTCTTCTACATCTTTAATAGTTTTATATAGATTATCTAAATATGGCTTAGATAATACATATGTTTTTTCAGAATCGCCCCATAAACCAACTGTCTTAATTGCAACAAGTGGATGTATACCAGCTTGTAAAAGTAAAAGCAACGTCTGCGCCTTGGTGTACATATTATCCTGTGGACTGTGATTTATCTGCACATCAAAATCTCTGACTGACAACTTTAAATCTTCTCCTGCAAGCCTTAGGATATTAAGAACAACTATTGCCAATCGTTTTTCACATGTTTTAACAACAGGGTCTTTCAATTTTGCTCTTGTCTTAGAGAAGTCCCATCCGTTTCTTAATTGAACTGCCCCTTGCGTATCTCCGCCGGTGTTACTTTGTTTTGTCGGTATGGCTAATATGGATAATGTATTATCCCACAAATCATCTTTAGCAACTTGGCATTGCGTTTGATTAAGCTCCTGTGTCATAATATCGACATCAGACTTGTTATCTTTATTCATTGACTTAACAACCAATGCGTGGTTTTCTTTCATTTTCTTAAAGTTCTCTTCGTCAATTTCACAATTAACAAACTTAACCCAATACTCGACAAACTGCTGTATGCTATCCATTCTGTTAGACTGCATGTTATTAATAGCATCCAACATGCCTATAACAAGCTCAATATCAGATATTCTTTCATGGTTATTAGGAAACTCAACAATAGGGATTTCGCCGTATGTATGTAGCTTTGCTTCAACTACTTTACTGTCAATAATTCTGAAAGACATAGTATCGGAAAATGCCATCTTATACCAGTTTCCATCTTCATCTTTAAGCTCCTGCACAACAAGTATCTGTTCTTCAGTACTCTCATTATAAATAGCATAAGTATTAAGTGGCGTAGGTGCTACAATTCTGAATGGCACATCTCCTTTTTTAGGTTGTGCTGCTTTGAATGATGTACCTGTTGCGGATTGCCACTCTCCAGCTTTAATGTCTTTCTCCTGCTTATTAGCATCCGCCATAAAATCATTAAGTATGTCAACCGCTTTATTGATAGCTTCATCATCTTTGCGGCTAATGAACTGGATTGGTTCGCCATACGTCTGCCCCACCTTAAACTGAACAATTTCGTATGCGTGGTTCTCGACAATCTTGTTTGTAATATCTTCATTGGTTAGCTTATGCCTGTACAATATTGGTTGGTCGCCCTTGTAGTAATGCCACAGATACTTAATAACCGGTTTATTCCAATTAAATACGCCTATAGTACTTCCAATAACCTTAACAACATTATCTCTTGTTATCCTGTCTACATTTGTATATGCAATTTTACGTCCATAACAGCCTCTAACAAGGTCTTGAAAATACATTGTGTTCATATCTTGCTCCTAATAAAACGTTTTACCGCTTGAAGTTGTCCTATTGTTTGGTACTTCCTTAATTTGAAAACTGTCTTCATCGTTTGGTACATACCATATCCATTTTCCACAATGTCCGCACGTTATTTTATGCGTCATTGGGTCTTTACTATCTGCCTTAGTTAAGAACCTGTGGCAATTAGGACATATAATTGATTTGTCTTTGTTGCTATAAAAATCCATTCTGTTACCTCTTTGCATAATAAAAAAGCACCGCCACAATTAAGTGACGATACTTTTTTAAGATTGTCTATGGAGTAATACTTTCATCGTAATAATACAATATTGTTTCCGAACAAATCGAACAACTTTTATTATTTTTGTTCAATAAACCGGTTAAAAGCCATTCTAATACTATCTTCTGTGTTCCCACCTATGATATGTGCTATCTGAACCCAACTTTTATTTTCCAAAAACCTAAGGTTAATTATTCTTCTCATCCTGCTGTCATCAAGTTTAGCTATAAACTCTTCAACTTCATTGGTTTTTTCTAATAAGTCATCTTCCAATAACTGTAATGTGGCTTTTCTTGCATATAGGAGCGTTTTCTTTCTGCCATACTCTGGAAATGGTATGCCCTCAATCTTAAAATGTTGTTTACCGCCATCTCCGCCGCAAACAGAATCTACAACAGTTTCCCCGGCTTCAATTTTACTTATGTCTCTTTCAAGTCGCTCTATCTTTAGCCTTACTTCTTTTACTTCTTCCTGTAAATCCGAATATTGTGATAAAACTTCCTTTGTTACCATAATATCAATACCTCCTAAATGGATTTTCTGTTGCTTCAACTCTTGCTACATCATTTGGATTTTCTATAAACATTTCAAGCTGTGTAAGTCCATCCGCAGCATCATCATGTTCATTGCCGCCAATGCTAACAAACATTGTTAATTCATCCATAGCTGCTTGGTATTCTTCATTTCTTCTATATCTAACAATTCCTAAATCTGCATCTTTTTTCATTTGTTCTTGTGTGATTTTATGGCTATCAAGAAATATAAATTTTCTTTTTATATCTCCAGAATATGCAATAATTTTTGATAACTTTTCAACTTTATTTGGTGCCTTTCTGCTTGTGCAGGAGCATTTATAATCTTGCTCTTGCAATTTTTCATCAACATACTGGCAATATAAATCTCCTCCAATATTGCCCTCAAATCTTGTCTGTCTTATTTGATTACCTATAATTCTACCTACAACAAGTGGTATTGTTACTTCTTTCGGTCCTTTATTAAACACCCAGTCATAAATGTATACATCTCCATTATCGTATTCTGCCCCAATAGGCATTGACAGGCTGTCTCCTCCGCCCCACGCAATATCCGTAACTCCGATTCTTCTAAAATCTCCATCCGGAAGTATTCCATTAAAATATCTTAATTCATCAGTCGGGAACAGCAACCCCTCACGAACAAAAGGTCTTTGCATAAACTTAGCTTCCCATTCAGCTTTATCAAGTTTTTCTCTCATATCTCTGTAATAAGCTGTTGAAAAGCCATTTATTTCATAATCAAAATTGCTTTCATCGTTTTCATTAAGTGCCGGTATTCTTCTGAACCTGTATTGTGGGTCATTTTCGTATTGTTTTCTCATTCGTTCCAATGGGTCAAGGACATTCCATAATGTACCAACCATAAGTTCTCTTGCTCCATCGTTTTTTCGGTCAACCATTTTGTTTAGATATTCTTGATAAGTATTTTCCATTCGCATAGGTGACAATGAATGCTCTCTATCTCTTACCAAGTCATCTACATACAAATATCCATCTTTTGATACGTCAACTGCACCGGTCCAAGTTCCATCAATACCACGGCAAGTAACTGTTGCAAATCTATCCGGATTTCCAAGAGTGATAGTAAATTCATCAGCACTTTTGTCTGTTACAAGTGGCTTTTTTGCATATTCTGGATTCCAAAAGTAGAATAATTCAGAAAATGTATACTCTTCTGTAGTAAATAAGTTCATAAGCTCTTTGTAAAAGCCTTTTGCAAGTATTCCAGAGTGACCACCCATAGCTGAATGACTGTTAGGTCTGCGTAATGATACCCACGCAAGGAAAAATATACATATAGTGCTGTTGTGTGTAGGCTTTAGTGTCTTTCCAACACAATATATGCCGTCTTCGACCGTTATACAATTTCCATATGATGAGCATTTTGGAATTTTTTCGATTTTTTCAATCGATATTCTTCTTTGGGCGGAAAATTTGTTTAACTGTTTTCTTTTCAACTGGCATGGTATAAATTTTGTCGGATTAAAGCTAATAGTCCAATAATTCTTTTTCCCTTGTATTCCAGATGAACTTGTTTTAGGATTGCACATTTTTATAGACGTTCTCCATCTAAACGTATTGACAAGTGTCACAAAATCTTCTTTAAGAGTAAAATCAGATGTTGTGAACTGATACCTATTTTCTTTTTCAATTAAGCAGCCATCAGTATCTAGCAATCCAGCTAAAAGTTCTAATCTTTGTTCTTCGTCAGCAATTAAATATTCATCTGGAATGTGTTTAAGTGTTGTGTGCCTACTGTGACACATTCCATATTTTTGTAATTGTTCTCTAAGTCCTTTAAAGCCATAGTATCTTACACCGGTAGTTTTGTGTTTTGTATCCCATGCCAATCCATATCCAGCAGATAATATTTTTTGAACTATTGCATAATCGCTTTCCGCTCCGCATATATCCGGATTAGTATTTCTTCCATCGCCAAGCCACGCTCCTAATGTATACGGGTCAACCCATAGTGGTTTATGGGAGCCTTGAAGTTCTTGTGTGTCAGGAAGAAGCATTCTTTTTCGTCCATCTTTCTCAAAAAGATTTTCCTTTAAGAATTTTGTTTCGTATGTAACTTCTCTCTGTAAGCGCCTGTCGTATACAACCCACTCATGGTTTCCATGACAAACAATGCTTTCTCCATCCGAAAAAGTAACCTTATACTCCATTTCACAAGGGTTATGGATTGCTAATACGCGTTTAAATTCTCCGTCAATCCCTATTACTCTATCTCTTATAGTTAAATCGCCATGCTTTTTCCAACCTTTTTCTGTCAATACCGGTGTATCGTAAGAAATCGCTTTTCCAACTCTTGACGGCATTGATAATCCGTAAAATTTGATTATCCCGTTCTCAAGGTCCTCAAGGTCCTTAACTACAACTTTAAGTGTTTTACGGCGTGGAAAGTAAAATCTTTTGCTCCAATGTCTTTTACGTTCCATATAAAACATAAAACTTTCAAAATTGTAATAGCTCTCCAGTTTTAATACATCATAAAACTGATTAAGTAGTGGATATTCACTATTGCTTTCCTGTACAACTTTTTCAACTTCCCATATATCTTTTCCGTTAAACTGCTTTGTACAATAGCCATTTATAAGTTCTTTTGCCCTAGCCGTACATTTTAACATTGTGTCAATTTCGCCCTCATTCTTAGCAAGTTGGCACACGTTGTAGTAGGCTTCTATGATGTTTTCATCTATTCCTTTTTGGGATATGTATTTTTCGCAATCAGAAATTAAACTTTCCAATTCAGACATAAAGAAAAGCACCTCACTTTTCAGCAAAGGTGCTTATAGACCTCTGCCTATAACTGTTTTAGGGTAGCGGCTAACTCCATTTGTTAGCCGGTAATATTTTATTAGACTGTTGGCATTCCTTCATTACAAACCGGATGCAATTTGTTTATAAGTGCATTATAATCATCAATTACATACCTTACCGGAATCATATATGCTTTAATGCCATATATTTCCGCAGTCTGTCTTTCAATATGGCAGCCATTCCAATCATAGCTCTCACATATTCCAATAAATACATCAGCCCGTGCCAGCTTCTTAAGGCTTTCTCCTAAAAACCATACAGCTTCTTTACTATCTTTAGGTGGGTTATCCTCAATGTAGCTGTCGATAAGCTCTAATTCCTCGCCCTCGTATATTTCAGCAACCTTTTTCATCTTCTGAATACTTGCCTTGATTTCTTTCTCTGTTCTGCCTTTCATTGGCACGCTTACAAATAATTTTTTCATAATATATTCCTTTCTGCTGATAATCAGCAATCATTGTTCTAATTCATCAATTCTGTTTTCAAGTACATTTATGTACTCTCTCATTTTTTGTCCGTCCTTTTCCGAAAGATACTCAACACCAGTAGTCCCTATTTCCCACGATATGTCCTTTAAGTATTGGATTGCATTTTCAACTTTGTTATCGTCACGATTAAGTTCTTCACATAAACACTTAGCAATATCTTTAAATGGCTGTGGGTGTTCTACTCTCTCTAATGCCTTTTCAAAGGTGCAGTTTTTCTTGTGATACATAATAATCCCGGCAGCTTCATATTTTCCAAGATTAACTCCTAAAAATCGGTCTGTAACTGTGTCCCATATAGCATATAAGTTGTCTATATCGTCTTGTAATGCGACTATTAACATTTTTCATCCTCCACAACCCCATCAATTATTGTTCGTTCGAGCAATTCTCCAATGCTTATATTTGCCCTATCCGGCAATTGTTTGTATAATTCAATAAATTGTTGCTTTGTCAAAGGTTTCCAATTTGGATTGTCTCTCTTGCACTTAAAGTCTGTAACTCCCGGACCACATACATATCGTTCATTTCCGTTTGTATCAACAAAGGGACCAGTACAAAGGTCACAGTTCATTAAATGCTCACAAGGTTTTGGTTCGTGGCTATATCCGCTACAAATCTTTGTATCTGTATACTTCATAAAACCACCTGCGATACTTTACCTTTTTTCATTTCTTCCTCTGCTACTTTAATCGCATTTTCTTCGCTTACAAAATATTCTTTTCCAACCAAGTTATGTTCAATGGCTTGCACAATTTCCCAATAAGATGTCCATTCTCTTTCAATTATTTGATACCCAGAAATTTTACTTTTTGCAAAAGCAATAGGTCTATTTGTAACATGGTCATACCTGTTTTCACGTTCTGTTATACTATAATTAAATTGTATTAAATAATACTTATCGCCTTTCGTGAATGGTAAAACTATTATATTTTTCTTTACCTTTAATTTCATTCAATCACTCCTAACAATTTATTTTTATTCCCTCTGTCAATATGACAGTTTTATCCCTGTTTATTCCTCATAAACCTCTCAAAATCTTCCATACATTTATGGCACAAGTCGTATGTGACATTTAAAATACCATTCCTTGTAATCGAATTTCCGCACAGTATTCCTTTTTCAATTTCAGCACCGCACCTGTCGCAAGTGCGCCATTCTTTTTGATGTTTCATCCTTCCACCAACTTTCTACCACAGATAGGACAATAAGCTATTTTCATTACCATTTCAACATTCATATCTTTACTGCCACACACCGCAAAGGGTGGACATTTATTCAAGTCGCATGTAATTACAGGTTTATTTGACAACTTATCAATCTTAAATTTGCCATAATGTGTTATGATAGGAAATTTTTTCTCGCAAAATTCACACATATTACATCCCTCCTAGTTATCTTTTCCTTGGCGTAAATAATGTGTCCGGTAATACTTCGCCAGTTAAAAACTTATTCACATACTTCATAAAAGTCGGAACACTCATTCCGGCTATCTCTGCTGCCTTAACTTGGCTACATTCCCTGTTTAAGTATTTTGCTACACCCTCCGAGAACTTATCAATGTCCCGTGTTTTAACTCCTTGCGCCATAGACATATCTCCTTTTTTTGATAATCGGATAGACAGGGATTGAACCTGTGACCTCTTGGTGTCGTCAAGAGGTATCTCCGTTTGAGCTATCCGCTATGATTGATGTGGCGTGGATTTGAACCACGCATGAAATTCCGCTAGTTAGTCTGCACCTACGAATAGGGATAAATGGATTTTTATTTTCTAACGGATTTATTGGTGTAATTGCTTACAGCTATTTACCAGACTTGTTAATAGCAATTCTTGATGCACACCGTTTTCTTAACCATCAATTAATGTTTACCCATTCCATCACACATCAACTCACATGTAGATGGTTTTAGAGAAATTAGATAACCAACAACTTATTTCTCTTTTCTGTTTACACGCGAGAACGCCGTACACAGGATTTGAACCTGCAAGCCTTTTACAGCCAACGGTTTTCAAGACCGCTTCCTCATCACCCGGACATACGGCAAATATAGCAGTGTGGTGAAACTGCTATATCCTGAAATTGCTTTTGCCACCACTTTGTACAATTTCGTGCGGACTTTCTACCACTTACGGCAATGTTCGTACATTGTCGTAAGTTAGCGCAGTGTGTAGGATTCGAACCTACAAGGCGAACAAACGCCCGGCGGCTTAGCAAGCCGTTCCAATACCATTATGGGAACACTGCAAGGTAAACATGATTAAGGTTTCCCTTTATCCACCATAGATACAGTCATATTCAGCCACCGTGGAGATAAGTCTGAGCTTCCGGGTGCGACCCTTGGCTTCTTACCCCTGTCAAGCACGAATGGGATTGATGCCCACAAATTTCACGGTTCGTTCAGATTTGTTTTTTGCCAACCAAACATTTGCCATACCGCTACTTTAACGAATTTCTTGTGTTATACTCCGGTTTCCTGGATTCAAGGCAAACTGACTTAATGAGTTTTCCGCATATAGTCTGTGGTCTCTCACACCGCACACATCAACGGATTATTCTTGCACAGCAAGCGTCTATTATTCGTCAGCCACAAGGATTCTGCTTTTGACTTCTCTATGATGATACACCACACAGAATTGTTGATAGTTTCTATCTTCTTGCTTAAAATCACTTTCAAGCAAAAGCTGTCAGTCAATCCAATATCCCGAATTGGGACAACTCATTACCATGTGTCTCGGCAGGGATTGAAAAGTCCATCTACACCGAGGTAATCATGTTTAAATGGGGAAGAGAGGAATCGAACCTCTATTGTTTACCACTTGGGAACTGATTTACAGTCAGCCGCAACACCGCCAATCGTTGCCGCTTCCCCAGAACCATACCGCCTGTAACGGTCTACAACTGTAGGGTTGATTTTCACATAAAAGGGGTACTGTTATGAAAAAACTCGCCTATTTCTAGGCTAGTAGGGATAGCAGGAATCGAAACTGTATTAGAAGTTTTACCATTTAAACTATATCCCCAACCAGATTGATTTTAACTTATTAAGGAGAAGAAATGTCCGCATGTCCCAATTACGGACTAAACCCATTGGAAGCCTTGAAACTTCCCGGCAACCTTTAAATTGCATAGGTGAATAATATTTTATGAGGTCTTATGGTATATTAGCTGTCAAACAGCCAAACAGCCCTAGTTGGATTCGGACCAACGAATGCAGCAGTCAAAGTGCTGTGCCTTACCACTTGGCGATAGAGCTATTTAATTATTTAATTTATAAAGGGGTAATATTTAGATTATCCTATCAGAATTGTAGATATATGTATTATATATAAAAGTTATGTATATTGCAAGTATGTATATAGGCTTTTTTATTTTTTGAGATATTTGAGGGACTACGTGGCGGCGTATTGGGCTATTTTATAAACCCCCCTCCCCGGTCTATGCTCTAGGTGTTGCCGTTGTGGGTGTATTGCTACACCCACGGAATAAAATATATCAATATACTTGATTTATTCGGTTAGTACGTCGCAAAATCTTTATTTTGCGACATCAAAACGTTAATATTAGCGATTTTATGGGTCTTTCTGGTCTAAATTGTCAGACAATAAAGCATTATCGGCGGAGTTTTGGAGCTGCTGGCGAATGTCTGCGGCTGTAAGAGCTGTTTTATTGGTGCTTTCCCTGCTAACTCCCGGCAGATTCCAATTAAAATGATGGTTCATAGCTGCTAAATGTCCGACCGGATTTTTACCGGACCAGAGTCGAGCCTCTCCGCTGGCTTCATAATCTTTAGCCAGTTTTTCCCACAAATCATAAGCCGATGTACTTAGTCTATCCGCTTTCGTTCGTTCATTAGCCCAATTATATACTACCACTTCGTTTATTCCTGTTAATTTACAATATCCGCTTATAGTGCATATCTTATTATATTTATAGCATAAATATATATAATAATCTGCTATATAATTTAGATATTCGTAATTATAACTATTACAATTACTATTATTTATATTACTATATTGATTATTATAGTTGTTATTATTATACCCTTGCAATCTACCCTTTAATTTTAATCTATTAGTACTCTTGAAAGCATGATTATATACATAAATCAAAGCAGCGTAAAAAATAGACTGCGGAGCTTCTGCCATGTTGTCAATTTTTTCTTTCTCGCAAAACTCATTAAAATATAAATCTATATCATTTTCAAAAACTTCTTCGCTATCTTCAAAATCTTCTACCTTTTCCAACCCGTTCTACTCCTTTCCGCTAAAAATAAAAAACACGTTCAGGACTTCAAGTAGTGTTTGCTGTCTGTCTGTCTGTAACGTGTTCTCTTTCTGTTTTATCTTAGTCAAATCATAATTTATTTTTTTGAAAAAATCAAGCCGGAAAAAAAATTTGCTAGAGGTCTCTCTTTCTTTTTTTATTTTTTTCTTTCTTTCTTTTCTTTGCTTCTTTCTTTTCTTTCTGTCTTTTTTCTTTTTTTCTTTCTCTAATTTTTCACTCAAAAAATATTTTGAATAATACTATTAATGAAAAATCATTTTTAAGGCGATTCAGGGCAAAAGAAAAGACCCGGAACCGCTCCGGGTCTAAATTGGTTTTATTCGTTTTCAGTCTCGAATGTGTAGGGCTGCTCCATTCCGTTTGCTTCATGCTCCAGGAACTCGCGCAAGTCGTATAAATCTGCTATGCTCTCCCATTCGTCAATTAATTCTTCTGGGAAGTCTTCCGGTGGCTGGAAGCAGGCTTTTAATTCCTCGAATGTGTAAGCCTTTGCCTCGCTTTCTGCGTTTCTTTCTCTCTTGTCGATAATATAATATTTTTTCATGATTTCCACCCTCCAACCTTTGCGGCTGGTCCTTTCTTAACTTGTAGCTTAAGTATAGCATAAGTGCGTTATATTGTCAACACTTTTTACGCACTTATTTTAGAATTTTTTCTAATTCGTCAAGCTTTGCTATAACTGTATCTCTAATAAATGCAGAGTTACTTTTATTAAGTTGAAGTGCTTCAATACGTTCTTTTGTTCCGCGCGGAAAAGTAAGATTTAATCTATAGTTATTATTTTCATATCTTCGCACCGCTTCGCGCTGCTTCTTGCTTGTTTTTAGTTCCGCCATTTTTTATATCTCCTTTTTATATTAATAAATACATATTACATCAAGTGTGTTATATTGTCAATGCTAATAAGTGCGTTATACATATTGCACAAAACTATATCATTTATAAGTGTGTTATTTGTTTATATTGCCATATTGTAATTATGTAATAAGTGCGTTATACTTAGTATAACAAAAAGAAAGGAAGCCCCACAAGGGCAAAGGTAAAAAAATATGGATTATATTATTAAAATTGAAGACGCGAACAGCAATTATAACGATTGCTACGACATCGCAGAAGTTGACGCGCTGCATGAAGTGCGCGGAATACTTGAAGCGTTAAAAGCTGGAACACTTACAAGCTTTGAAATTAAAGGCGGCGACGTTCTGAACATCGTCAAAGAATTATCAGAAGAAGACGGCGCAGCAGTTCTTGAAGCTGCTGGATATGTCAATGCAGGCGGTGCAACTGATAAGGATTGTCCGGCTGGCGTGCTTGAAGATGTTGACTTCATTCTCAAAGACCAGGACGGCGAAAATATCGACCTTATAAGCTTCACTTGTGAATATAATCGGGCGGAATATGAAGCAGAGGAACGCAGAGCCTCCGAAGCTGGGGACGTAATGAACATTGAGCCAGTAAAAAAATATTGGCACCGCGTCGAATAAGCCGAAACGCTCCGATCTGGAGCGTCAGCCGTGGGATGGTCGCCGTGGCTCTGAAGATGGCAGGCCAGAAAGGGAAAAGATGAAGAATTGGACAATAGAACAATTATATGACCTTTGGAGAAATCGAGGATATACGAAAAAAGTAGCGCAGGCGAAAGCTGAAAAAGACTACAAGGAAATGCACCGAAAGAAATCGGACATAGAACAGCATCAGACCATGCAAGAAATGCTTTACAACTAAGTCGAAACCGCCCACGCGGCGGTCTGTAGGAACTGCCCCACCTGCACCGATGAGACAGGGCGCACAATGAAAGGATGGTTGATTTTATGGCTACAGTTAAATTACAAGGAATTTATGAAAGAAGAAACGCTATCCCGGCGGCAGGACTCAAGCCGGGAATGATTACAATTTGGAATTTTGGTTATACAGAGACAATAAAGAGCGTTGAGCCTACCAAGAGCGGAAAAAGCGTCAGATGTGTTATTGTTTGCGACAAAAGCGGGAAAGAATACACGCGAACAATGCGAAACGATAGACTTGTAGCGATCGCATAGGCAAGCGGCGGCGTTTACCTGGGTTCAATTCCCCGGCTTGCTTTTACCGGAATAACCGGGAAATTTTGAAGATATGGAGGAAATGGAAATGGGAAAAATTTCTTTTGATGTAAACAACGGTGGAAAGCTAAATATTTGCCAAGCAAAGCACGACGGAAGCGTAAGCGTAAGTACTGGAGAGAGCAAAGGATATAATATAAGCGCGGGCGATTTTGTAATGCTTTTAAACTTTTACAAGTATGTCAAAGATAACGATATACAAAACGATTTTATAAATTATTATGGGAAAAACTAACCGCCGCAGAGGATGCCAGCCGGACCTCTCCCGGCGGCGGTTTTTGCGTTCCAAACCTTGACCGGGCAGCCTTACCCGGTGTATAATAAAGATAGGATTTTGAACGCTTGCAGGCTTTAGGACACTAAAGTTTTTAGCCTGTTTTTACGGTAAAATTGGGGCAATTTTGCCTTGAAATTTTGCCACATTTTAAAATTAACTTAGCCCCTGGGGAAAACATATACCTAGGGGGGTTGCAAAAATTTTGCATTATATTTTAAGGAGAAAAATATGATTAAATTTGAAAACTTAAAACAAGAGGTAATTACTGCCAAAAAAGAAGAATTTGAGTTTGAGGCGGTCTCGTGCTCAAAAAAGCGTTTTCCCGGCATAAAAGGTTATTCTATCCGGGATTTTTTGAACGAATATAACAAAATAATGGGGTTAGAGGGCGAATGTGCCTATATCTGGGAAACCCTTGGCAAGTGTTACTCTCTTGCAGATTTGAGAGATGACATCCGCCGCAATGTTCCTGAATATACCGCTGCCCTATTTGATAGAGCGGTAGCAGTTATCGGCATTTATGATTTTAATATTGCGTCGGCGTATGCCTTAATCGCAAAATACATCAGGAAAGGGGGCAAAACGTGTGGCATTTTTGAATAAAGCCGGCATTAAAATTTCTTATGACTGCCAAAGCTTGATTGACGAGCTTAAACAGGATATAGAGGAATTTGGGAGCCATCTCATATTAGATGTGGTGGTGCAGGATGTAGAGGGCGTAACCATCTACAAGGATTATAATTTTATTGAGAATGACCCGGCGACAGAGTCCACACTTGAACCTGGGGAACGGATTGTAAAAATGACTGCTGCCACCCTACTTATGATGTACGAAAAAGAGAATGAATTGCTTTGAAATCCGGTTCAAATTTTCGGGATTTTTTAAAAAAGAATTTTGCAGTCTAGTCAAAATACCATAGGGGGGTTCAAAAAAGTTTGCATCAAAATTTTGAAAGGAGTGAGAAGATGAAAAATAACTTTAATCAGCAGATTTTTGATTTAGCCAATAAAAAAGGGGCAGAATTATACAAAAAATCCGTCAATATGGATAAAATTGAAATCAATATCAACAGGTATCAGCAGGTAGAGGCATTTATGAAAAATATTCCTGAAAAAGTACCTGCTATGCCAATTTTAAAAGAGGGCGTGTTTGTGCTTAAAAATGGCTCTGAATCAGGAATGGTATTATTTAATTCAGACATTGAAGACAATACCATTACTGTCAAAGCAGATACGCTTGCAGTAACGGATAATTCCCCCGTATGGCTTTGTTCTGCTAAATACATTTTCCCTTGTGAAATGGCAATAGGCGATGCTTTAAAAATAGAGGACTATGTTGACCCTAAAAGTCAGATTATGGGTACAATTAAAGGTAAAGAGGACAATAATACCAAGAAAAAATTATCATCGTTGTTTATGTCTGCTTTAGGTGTGACCTTGTGGCTTAACTATCTAATGTTGCATCCTGAACAAAAGGAAGTGCATAGAAAGAAAAGAAGTTCTCACAATTCAGAGCATAATTTTTATTCAAGTAAAGAACATATTGTCCGTTTGAATGGTGTTTCAATCAAGACAGATAGCCCGACAGTAGCTTCAAAAATCAGAAGTAGGAAAATTGTCCGTGTAGCAGAATGTTGGTCTGTAAGAGGACATTACAGACACTATAAGTCAGGCAAAGTGGTATATATCAAACCTTTTGAAAAAGGTACCAATAAAGGGAAGATAGTCCCTAAAAAATATGACATAGTATAGAACCTTGACATATTGTTAGCAATGTTATATAATCTCATTAATTTCTTAAATATCTCCACATTGGAATGTAAATTAATAATTAAATTATTTTTCCCCGAATAACCCACATTGGAATGTAAATTAATTTTTAAACTTAATTATTTGTTTAGCACTTTTAAAAGTGCAAGAAAAACGCAAAAAGGAGAAAAGCTATGGTTACAGCTTGGCACGGAATTTTTGACCAGATTTTAAATGCTCAAAATCGTGGAGATTGGGAAGAAGTTCTACAACTTTCAATGAAATTGTGCAACAATTATGAACTTCCTGTACCTCATTTTCTTTACAAGGAAGAAGAATCCGAGGACAGAAGCAAAAAATTACTTCTATGGCTAATGGAAACACACAATGAACTATTAGCAAAAATTAAAAAGTAGGCATTGAGCCTACTTTTTGCTTTCTAGTGACATAATAAGTGCAACACTAGAGTATTTGTTTTCTTTCAATTCGGTCAACATTCTTTCTTTTGTCATATCCGGATTGGTCCTTTTAATTATTTTCAACAGTTCTTCAATACTCATTATCCCACTCTCCTAACTGCCCCAAGTACCATATCGACAATGTCAAATACTTCATCCCCATAAGTTGCTACAAAATCACACAATATCTCTTCCTGTTCTATTGGCAAATACACATCATAGGACATACAGATTGCATGGCATACTTCGTGTATCAGCACTTTGCGTTGCATAAATCCGCGCAAAGCATTTGACAAATAGATTGTGTGCGTGCTTCTATCAGTTACACCTAGCACAGAAACATTATCTGACCGCTTTAATTCGCCAGATAACGGATTTTTATATTGTACTTGCCACATTGTACCATTAATACTAAAAATCATCTGTATGCCCCTTTCTGCGCATAATAAAAACCACCAACTGAATATCAGCTAGTGGCTTTTTATTAGCAAAAGTAGCAATTATCTACTTCTCCGCATTTCTTTTTTCCATCATAATAATAGAAATCGTTTGCATCAAACTGAAAGATGGCAAACAGCGAAGTTTTACCAGATAAATACTTTAATCCATCTTTATCTATATAAAATTGAGTGACCTCATTATCAATGGGGCTGATTATCAAATCTCCATTTTTAAGGTTGTTAAAAGTTCCTATTTTTTGTCTTTTCATAAATAGCCTCCGTTTTATCCAAAAGTAAATGTGTTCCTCTTCTGATGGCTTCACCTTTTGTGAAATTGTGCTGTTCACAATAGGCTTTCAGTTTTCTTTCTGTTTCCTCATCAAGCCTGATACTAAATCTGCTTGATTTCGGATTGTCGACTTTAGGTCTGCCTGCCGGTGACATAAACATCACTTCCTTTCTTGTCACACCTTTATTATATTTATGTCACACCATATTGTCAAGCATTATTTTAAAATATTTTTTCACTAGCCAATATTCAGTTATCAATGTACAAAAACAGGCCATGAATATTGCTACCCATAGCCCTTAAATTTACAACTTAGAAACAAGTGTACTAAGTTTAGTACGCATAAGATTACGTTCCTCTGCTGTCATATCGCCAATAAGCTGTGTAATATCGCCGCCAAGCTCCTTAATATAGCCGTCAAGTGCTTTCATCTTATGTTCCTTATCCTCCGGTGTATTAGCCTTGTGCATTTCCTTAGTTTCCGTGTAATTTCTCTTTGCTCTGTCATAACCACTTTCAGACATTGGCTCTGTATAGTACATCTTACCATAATCCCTATCCATATCCCTCATATGTTCTGCTTCTGGGTACATGTGCATATAAGGTGGCTCTTCATATCCCCTGCGGTATGTTCCTTTACCTTTCGGTGCAAATCTTCCATCTGCATAGCGGTAGTGGTCGTAGTATCTTCTGTCTGGATAATCTTCGTACTGTTCAAGCATACGCATAATATCCTCGTTATCTTCTGACTTTTCCATAGCTTCAACAATTCTGTAATCCTTGTCAAAGCAAGCTATATTCTTCGCTATTTCTGTAAAATCCTTTAAATCGTCAAGGTTCTGCCCCTCAAAGCTATCTAATCCGATTGCTTCAACTTTAGCTTTGACACATTCCATAATCTGTTTAGCCCATTTATGCATAATATCAAGCCTCCCTTACTGCAATCAAATTACTGTTCTGTACTTCGATAGCCTGTGTAGATGTATTCTCCCCCCCCCCCCCCCCCCCCCAGCCACAAGGTACATCCACGTAGGCTTGAGCTGAAACGTTAAATAAATTTTGTACTGCTGCCGGTGTTACAACCATTCTTGTTGACTGTAAAGGCTCTCCATCTACTGCAATGGCAAGTGATATAGCTCCAACTGTACCGCCTGTAGGTATCTGAATGTTTCCACTATAAGATACTAAAAATCTAGCCTTGCACTGATTTGTAATACCTCTTAACTTGATAATTCCACTTCCCTGTCTGTGTACTATACATTTGCTACCGCATACCGGTGTTTCTGTAAATGCAACATCTTCTCCGGCGGCAACTGTTTGTAATGCAATTCCTGTTATTTCCATTATCTTTACCTCTCTTTCAAAAAAATAAGGGCAAACATTATAGTCTGCCCTTTGATTATAAGTAATACTGCTTAGCAGACATAATCGAGTTAAACTCAATTAAGATACTCAATTATTCAGTTTTAGCAGCCGCATCCTGTATTGCAACCACATCCATAAGCATAAGCATTAGGATTAGGCACAACATAAGCTGGAATAGCCGTAGGATTTACAGAGTTGATAATCTGCTGTGTCTGAGCTGCCATCTGAGTTGTAAGAAGTGCGTTCTGTCTATCCTGTGATGCGGCTCTGCGTAAATCGTTGTTCTCTGCTGTAAGTGTTGCTATCTTATCATTTGTTAAGAAATCAAGGATAGCTCTCGTTCCTGCCTGCTGGCTGTCGATAATATCTCTTGTGTTGTTGCACATTGTGTTCTGTAAAGCACAAGTGTTAGTTGCCATGTTGTAGTTTACGCCTTGAATAGCTTCTCTTGTCTCACAGCAACAGTTAGCAAGCTGTGCCTGTAATGCGTTTGTATTCTGCATATTAGCGACTGTATCAGCGTTAATAGCTTGCTGGATACCGAATCCGGTCTGCATGATATTTGTGTTAATACCATTGAAACCTGTGAGCATACTATTGTTCATAGCATAGAAGCCGTCACAAAGTCCGTTAGAAATGCCATCTAACTTGCTGATAACTGCTGAATTATCAAATCCTCTTTGAATATCAGCCTGTGTAGCTGCTGTCGCAACATAGCCACCGCCATTGTTACCGCCAAAGCCGCCAAATCCACCATTGCCCCATCCAAAGAGTAATGCAAATACAACGATTATCCAAAGCCATCCGCCGCCACCCCACCCGCCGTTATTGCCGTTGCCGTCAATATTAGCGACTAATGGTACGCTGGCACAATTTGAGTTTGAAAACATATTGTTACCTCCTAAAAATATATTCATAAAGATGTCACCTAGGTAGTTTGCAAAGACATCTAATATGCTACTAATTACCAAATCTACTTTTTATCTGGCTAAATACATCATCTGCATTTAGTCCCTTTTCTTTGCATAAATTTCTAGCCATCTGTTCTATGCCTTGCATATTGCCCTGCTGTGCCATCTGCATAGTGTTTTTCATCATAGGATTGCTCATAATCTGATTATTTCCCATCATCTGCTGTATAAACTGTTGCGGACCAGCTTTCATCATCTGAAAAATGTTAATTGGGTTCATTCTTCATCACCGCCTTTGCTTTGAGTTCTTGAAGTTTTTCTTTGTGTTCCTAAAGATTTATCAAATCTATCTTCCAACTGCCCTATTTTCTCCGATAACTCTTCAAACTTATTCAGGAATAGCTGTGTGCTTTCGTCTGATAGGGTAAATTTAGCGTTTTCTGCGTTAGACATAGAATTTGCTGTCTGATTATCTTTAGGGGGTGTATAAGGCTTATACACAATCGTATTAATGGTCCCGTTAGCGTTCCAACCTTTGACATAAATCTCCGACATATCCTGTTTAGGGAAAAATGCCATTGAGCCGTCCATAGGAACCTCGTTAGCATTAATGTTTTCAACCGCCTGTACTATTCTTCCGCTAATGCCTGTCATCTGCTGTGGCATAGGCTGTTGTTGTAAGCTCTGCTGATAACTTTGTAAAAAGTTCATTCTATCCATATATGGATTTTGAGATTGCATATAAGGATTATTCATCATAGGTGCCTGATAAGGATTGTTCATTGTCTGCCTCCTCTAAAACATCTTCGATTGCGTGGATAACAAGAGATAATGTTACTAAGTCAAGTTTTTGCAACTCTTCTTTGCTTAAGATTTTTTCTCTAACTTCATCAGAAAACATTCGCACTACCTCTCTTTCTAGCTTAATTTTGGCATAAAAAAAGACGCTTATAGCGACATATAATAGACACATATATGACACATAAGCGACATTTTTAAAATTATGCAGTTGTAAAAACGTGATAAATACGGCATTAGCACTTCCTATATGTCATAGGCACAGCATTAAGTTTGTGCTAAAAATTTTTTAATTGAATTTCAATATTTCCATTGACTATAACAATTTTGTCTATTATAGTCTTAAGTATCATATTTTTCTTTTTCTTGTCGATGTTATCCCAAACGTCGGCAAGTTTTTTAATGTTTTCGTAAACAAATTCTTTCTTCTGTGTGTTGGCTGTGCTTTTGCTTTCTGACAAGACATTAGCTTTCATTGTCTTAATCAACGATTCTGATTCTTTAATCATTTCCAAAACTGTATCGTTTCCGTCAGCATATAAATTGTATAATCTTTTTAACTTAGTCTGTTCTTTATCAAGCTGCGATTGCATAATTTCAAGTTTTGTCGCCTTTTCTTTTGGCTTGTATGATGACAAATTCAATGATATTTTAAGAATTTCCTTTTCTACCTGTTTTTCTATGTCATCCGCCCATTCAAGCGAATTATCGCAATTAGCATTGTAATTAGGCAAATAGCTCATAGACTTGTTTCGGGACATACAGTAGATTTTATGTTCGCCATTTGTCCACTTTTGGTAACGCATAGCACATCCGCAAACACCACAATAACATAATCCGGTCAACAGATTAGGTTCAGTTTGGCAGGTTGCCCTAGATTTTGCCCTAGTTTTTCTCAACTCTTGTGCGAGATTGAATCTGCCTTTGTCAAAAATAGGTTCGTGTTTTCCTTGGTATATCTTTCCCTTATAGGGTATCATCCCTATATTGACAATGCCAGTTAAAATATTCCTCGTGACAAGTTCGGACTTAAAACCGCAAATTTCCTTAATTTTCACATCTGAATATCCGGATATAAATAATTCAAGTGCTTTTCTTGCCTGCTCCGCACGTTCCGGGATAGGTATTAATATGCCTTGTTCCTTACTGTAGGAATAGCAATACGGCAAATTACCGCCACCCATCCAATAACCTTGTTTTATTCTCTCAAGCATACCACCACGCATACGCAACATCATAGTATTTTTATCAAGCTGTGCGAATACAGCCATCATCTGCGTGTAAGCCTGTTCCATAGGACTATCGTAATTCACACTATCGTGAACGCATTTGAACGTAACATTGCACTTTTGAAATACTTTCTCAATAAGGTATATTCCGTCAATCATATTCCTTGACAATCGGTCAAGTTTAAAAGCTACAACGCAACTTATTCTTTTCCGGCTGCAATCATTTACAAGTCTTTGCAACCCCGGTCTGTCCATATTGGCGCCGGTGTAGCCGTCATCAATATACCAATCTGTTATTACAAGTTCGTTTTTCCTGCAATAATTTTCAATATCTCGCTTTTGACTATCAAGTCCGTTGCCCTCAACAGCCTGTTTTTCCGTCGATACTCTCATATAAGCGACACATTCCATTGTCAATCCTCCTTTATGTAAAATGTGCCGTATTTATCACGTTATACGGCACATTTTAACACATATTTATTTATTGTCAATCACTTCGGCAATTATCTTTTGTAAGCTGTCCGGAATAGTTATATTTTCTATATCCACATCTACTCCGTTTTGAGTAACTTTAATCATTTAAAACCTCCAACTTACTAATCTTTTGCTTGATTTTACTGATTTTCCTGTTTATTGTCCTGCTGCTTGCGGACATACGCACCGCAATATCGGTTATGCTTTTATCCTGCGACAGAAGTTTAAAGATTCTTAATTCCTCATCAGTAAAATTGGCATTTTCTTTGATTTTTTCAAGTTCTGGCTTAGTCAGTTCTGATAACTTCATAAGCCATTCTCTCCTATTCTTTTTCTTTATTCTCTTTGTTTCTTGCTTCGTACTTAACGCAAGGTTTGTCATTTTCCTTGCCATTGCAGATTAAAAAGTGTTTACACGTTATACATTCTCTCGTTTTCAAAAACTTTATGCTCCTTAACTTTAATTTTTTTCTACCGGCAACGCATTTAGGGTCTTTCAGCTTGTCAATGCACATATCGTAGTGGAATTGGCACACCTTATATCCGGGCAAGGCTTTCTCATTGCAAAAGCAACATAAACCTTGTTTTTCTTTCATTTCTCGGTTGAATTGTGTGTTATTCCTTGCCTGCCTAGTTACTCTGTCTTTTTCACGGCAAATTCCACACGTTCTGTAGCCATTGTCGGCTTTTCTTTTGCGACATCGTGTGCAAATACCATTTTCGACACAATTTGCATAGGCTTTTTTACTCCAAACAGCGTGTTCTTCGTTATACTGTTCACGTTTTCTATTCTTCATTACGTTTGCATATAACTTGGCTCTACATTCCGGACAACAACTTTCACTTGGACCTATTTCGACTTTGCGACACCTTGGACATATTTTATGGCTTTGGTACCATTCTCTTTCTTCTCTTGCATTTTTATTCCGCTTTTCGCGGCACGTTTCACAGTATACAGAAGTATAATCTTCTTCTAACTGTTTACCGCAGGCTAAACATTGATGGGCGGATAATCTTCGTTCTCTTAGCCTTACGTTGTTGAGATAATTTTTATTCATTTTTTGCCCTCTCCATAAAACCAATTTCCTCTCTCGTTACCCTTAATAATAAAAACCCTGCCAAAAGGTCTAAGTGCATCCTGATTGTATTCCTCAACAACTTCCCTCTCACTAAATTCAACGTAATTATCCTTGTATTTTTTCGCTTCTGTTAAATGCACTAAAAGGTTTTTTCTGTATTCTTCGGCTTGCCTACGCATTTTTTCAAAAGCTATATCGGTTTCGGCTTTTTCTTTCAAGGCTTTACATCTTTTTGCAATCCACTCCAATTTCGCCTCATATTTTGGAATGGTGTTAATTGACAGATTACAGTATCTATCAATGGATTCCTTTTCTAAACCTTTTAAGGCTTCCTCACGCCTGCCAATATAGACATATCCACTTGCTGCCCCTACATACACCCACTCCCCGGAATAATCCAAAATAGCTTCTTTAAGTTTCATATCTAGTTCTCCTCTAATTCAACAACTTCAAATTCCTTAATCAAACAATCCTCACATAATTCTTTTTCGCCGTATTTATACAGCTTATCCACCTCGTCTTTACATTTGTCACAATACAGACGCCTAACTCTATAATGTGGACATAATTCATATTTACACGGCAATCCACAATCCAGACAATCACTTTCAGATTTTATCATTTTATTTCTCCATTCTAACGTTTTTATCATTCATCCTTATCTGATATTCAAGTCCACATTCATCCTTAAGAATGTCAATCTGCTCTTTCCAGTTCGTATATCCCTCTCCGATACACTCTGCCTTGAAATTAAACCTCTTAATAAATCTCTGCAATCTCTCCCTGCCAAAACCAAATTCATCGTGCAATGTCATACTGGCAAGTATCAGCACTGTGTCTAACATCATATTTTTGGCATTATCTGTGAATTTCTGTAAATCATTATTTGATATTTTGAGGGGTATTTCGTATGCCCCTCGGTATTTCAGTTCTTTTTCCAGTTCGTCAAGGCCGTGTTCTTTTGCGTATCTTAACGCATAAGACATTCCCTCTCTTCTTGCTATTTCTTCTTTTGAACTACTCATATTGGCGTTTCCTTTCTTGCTGCATTACTGTATTTCTTCCTCTATTCTGCCTTTCATTGTTTACCTCTCCATATTTCTTCATCAAGAATATACTCCCTGATAAATCTGTCTGCGTACTGTGGGTGTATCATTGACCTTGCTGTTTTTCTGTCTACTCCCAATGGATTATCACTTGTAACATATCTTTGCTTCATAACATCAACTGCCTCTAACGGTTCAAAAACCAAATTATTTTTAGGTTGCAAACCAATGAACCAATATTGTGTAGGCTTTTTATAGTAATCTCCATTCAACGTCCTATCTTTGTCGATAACATTGGGTTTTATACACCAAAAATGTGTTAAATAATGCATCCCGCTAGTGCTTAATGGATTTTCTATAATCAGCCTTAGATGTTTTCTTTGACAGACAATAACAAATTTGTTAAGCATCTCATAGAACAAACTTAACTGCTTGTGTCTTTTCATTGACACCTCGCATTTTTGCTCAATAGTGTAATTTTTATATTGATAAGCTGTGCAGCATAAATGCCTAGGGCTTTGGTCTGAAAAATAAGTGCAAGGAAAAAACGCAAATATCAAATCATCAGGGCCTATCTTATCAAACAAACTCGGCTCGCCTTGATACCCCCCCTCTATCTCCTTGAAAATGTCGGCAACATAGTCGGTTTCGTTAAATTCATTCTGAATATCATAGTCGTAGGCTTCAATTCCATACTTTTTGAAAGCATTCTTGAATGTTCCTGACTGTTCAAATAAACAATGTACTATCATACTGTATCTCCTATAAAATCAAATAAGTTCATCTGTAATGTCTCGGCTCTTACTCGGCTTTCAGCAATTTTATAATTTTTATCATCATTTTCAAATGCGATAAATTTTAATCCACAATTATGTGCCGCTATTGCAAAAGTTCCGCTTCCTGCGAATGGATCCAAAAGTAGTTCACCATTTCTTGCAGATTGAGTAATCATATCTTCTGCAATATCAAGTCGCTTTTGATTCGGGTGTTCTGTCCTCTCATTGCCTTGACAAATTGGTTTTACCCAAAAAGATTGTTTCTGTCCTTTCTCAATATTCCAATAATGTTTAGCACCTGGCAACTTCGTAGCAAAAATGCAAAATTCAGTGCTAGACATATATCCAACCTTAAATATTTGAGGACAAGGATTGGTTTTACACCAAACCAATGTACTTCTAACATGGAATCCTATGTCTTTAAGTATATATTCAATAAAAGATACCTCGCTTTTAGGAACCCACATATATAGACTAGCACTGTCTTTCATAACTCTATACACTTCGACAAAGACGCTCTGAATAAAGCTGAAATACGCCTCATTATCTGCAAAGAAATCCCATTTGCCATAATTGAAATTGAGTTCTTTTTTGCTTCCGTTCCTCTTTAATGCCTTGCTATCTATCGCACTTCTATCAATAGACTTTTTTTGAGAAATATTATAAGGAATATCTGTCATTACAATATCTATCATTCCATCATCTATTAATTTAAGTCCATCCCTGCAATCCATTTTATACAATCCATTTTCTAGCATTTTAAATCTACCAAAAGGAAACCTCGGTTTTATGTCGCGACAACCTATTCCTTTCTTTGATTTTTATTTAGTTATCTTCTTTTCTCTTAAAATCCTCGCAAGACACTGTTTTACTGCAAGCATAAAAATCTGCCCCAAACGGATTTCTTGTTCTCAAATAGCCAAATTTGCAAATACTGCAAAAGTCACTTCCTTCATTGCTTTTACAATCATTAGGTTTATTTTCTTTCATTTCATCAAGTTTTCTATTCGTGCAGTCATTATCTTTAGTAAGAGTATCTATCTTGTTCACAAGACGATAATATTCTTTATTACTTAAAATCTTCATTCTGCTTCTCTCCTTTTAACTGTTCGGCTATCTGTTTTACTTGCCGTATGGCATTTTCCCAAGTTGCACCTTCGGTTTGCAATCCGCTTGACATAGCCATTCCGAAAAAACGTTTAGTGATGTTGGCAGTCAAATCATCAATAGCCTCGTTATAACCAACTGAATATCCGTGTTCATACCCAGCTTTTCTGTTTTCTTCTAACATTTTTCTTGTTAGGTTAAAACCAGCCTTATGGTCTCTCTCATTCATCACTTTCACCCACTTTCAATAAATCCATAAACTTCTCATACTGTTTCTGCGATATTTTGTTATGCTTCTTATCGTCTCTAATTTCGATTTTAAGATGTTTTTCTGCGATAGAGGATAATTCCCTCGCTAACACCTTTTTACCTTGCTGTACGCCGTCTCTGTAGCCTTTAGAGGGCTTAAATTCATTTATCTTTTCCTTGCCCTCTCCTTGACCACCAGCTGTCTTGTTATATCTGCACTGATAACCTTTCTTCGTGTACTGCAATATCCAATATTGTTCCATTTCATCAAGCTTCTCTTTCGGATAATGGATAAAATTCAATTTCCACCCATACGGATTTTCTTCACTATAAAATCCTCTTTTTTTAATCGAAAGATCTATGTGCTGAAAACCGGATAAATGAGAAATATTTCTTTCCAAGCAATCAACGCTCTGCCCGATATAAAAGTACGATATTCCGTTCTCATCTGTCCTAGTGTAGAAGTAAATACCACTTTGATTCTTCATATCGGGGCAAGCGCTTAATATGCGTTCTCTGTTCTTACTTTTTATGGCATATAATTGTTTATAATTTACACTTGGCATTTCTCTTACCTCCTAATGGTGTTGTCAATATCTCTTCAATAGTCCAACCTAAATCCTTTCTATGCAATAAACAATGTGTATTTATACCTACTATTTCAGCCCACTCAATAGCTCTGTGAGATTCTCCGTTATATTCCCAAACCGGAGAACATGATAAATCCTTGCATTTTCGACTACAATACACAGCATTTTTAAAATGCCCTCCTCTTTTGGCATTAAACCTTTTCCCACATATAGGACAGATTTTCGTGTAATCCTTTGTATTCGGGTGCGTTTTGCTTCTTAACTTAAAACCACATTCATAACTACAAGTTTTTGCTCCGTTCCTTTTTGAAACTCTATACTTTTTTCCACAAACAGGGCAGATTCTATACCTATCTTCTTCTAAAATGCTATTCCTCTTATTTTTAGCTTGCACCTCGTTAGAAACAAATCTGCAATTTTCAGGGCAATAATTTCCATTAACATCTATTCTATCTATAGTTAATATATTTATGCCTTTATCTGTCTTGTCTTCTTTGTAGCCATTGTCAATCGCCCACTTATAAAAAGATTGGAAATCATCTTTCCACTCATCACACATCACTATTCCTCTGCCGCCATAATTCTTATAATCACGAGAGGTTTTGCAATAGCAACGATATTTAATGCTTTTCCATAATGGATACAGCCTGCCGCACTTATTTGAAAGTCCATGAGTTCTGTTCAGTGAGCCGATTATTTCTTTTTGAATGCAGCCACAAGACTTTGTATTTCCATTGGCAATCTGTGATTTTCTTACTATTGCTTTATTCCCACAATCACACAAGCAATTATAAGCAATCGCCCTCTGCCCACTTGGATATACAATATCATCTGCTCTGTCAATAATATAAAGCTTTCCTATTTTCTGCCCTATATAACTCTTTTTCTCAATCGCCTTGGCTCTCGCTATGTTCTGATAATTCAAGCGTTACCACCTGCCTTTACAATCTCGATTGTGTCCTCTAAACATACAAAATGTCGGTTGGTGCCGTTTGCTTGAATGTCAAGCATCATATCTGCCAAATTAAGGTTATACTTTTTAATTTTGTTTAACTTTTCAACAACCTTATCTACATCATAAGCTGTTGGTTGAATATCAATTATTTTACATATATCAGCAAGTGATACATAAGCATTACCATTTTTATCTAATTTTATAAATCTTCCTGCACCATATATATTATCTGCATCAATCAGCCTCATTCTTCATCGCTCCTTTGCTTTACATTTATGCCCTAAACTTGGCTTATAAAACAATCCGCACTTTTCGCACCGGCAAACGGTTGTCTGTTGGCATATATGGCTATTAAACCAAGCCTTTGTTGCCCTGTCGTATTTTGGCTTCATCCTTCATCACTCCAATCTAATTTTTGACCGCAATGTTTACAATACTTTGGCTTGTTGTCGTAAGGCATTTCGCAGCAAAGGTTTGTGTTACACTTAGGGCATAAATCATAAGGTCTTCCGTTTACTCCATTCCATTCATGCCATATTCCCTCACTATCGAAACAACCATCGTGTACAGGTTTCTTCGGTATCTGTTTTTGCATTGCTGATACTGCAAGTTTGGACGCTTCTCTTGATATATTACTTCCAAATGGCATATCAATATTCTGCTGAAACTCTTTAATTGCTTCACTCTTTTCCATATTATTCCTCACTTTCCCAAAAATCAGGGCAATTTCTCTTGCATTTATCGCACGGCGTACAATGTGGCGAAACGTCCTCATGTTTGCATCCAACACATCCGTCTGCATTAATTTTCTTAAGAATTTTTATAGCTTCATTATGGGCTGTTAAGAAGTTTGTAACTCTTCTTGAATTGCCGGTAATTACAATTCCACCACTCAATTCTAAGCCTTTAAGTATTTCTTCTAATTCCATTCTTTATCACTCCTTTAACAATTTTTAATTATCAGTTCTTTATCATTGCTGAAATCATACTGTCGCTGCGGAAAGTCGCAAAACTTATTTGACTGTTTATTTTTGTCATATTTGCCCTTAAGAACTTTAGCCATATTATCTTCCTTAATCAGCCAATCGAAGTTAGCCGACCAATTTCTATTGTTGTTGCCCTTAAGGAAATCAGACTGCTCTGCTTTTTCAAAAACCTTTCTAAAATCATCAAAAGAATACGTCTTTAAGCTGTCGGTTATTATTTCCGCCCTGTTTTTTGTGATATTTTTTGCTCTCCCAAACGAACAACAAATCTTGTTAAACAAATCAAGAATATTTTGACATATATCTTTTCTTTCATTCTTATCATTCTTTATATTCTTGTTTGTGTTCACTTGTTGTTCACTTGTTGTTCGTTTGTTGTTCACTTGTTGTTCAATTTGTTGTTCACTTTGCTGATAAAATTCCCAATTTGTTATGGAAATAAGCCGATTTTTGCTACTTGTTTGTTGTTCAATTTGTTGTTCACTTTTTAGAGATTTTAAAATTCGTTCAACTTTACTTTCATCAATGTGAAGTGCTAAAGCGATTGTTTTTCTTCCTGTGATAAGCTGTCCCGGTTTTAATGTTATTTTCTCGCCTTTAAACAAGGCAGGATGTTCATTATGTGAAGCATTGAGTAGCAGGTATATCCATACGGCTAAATGGTCTGTGTCTTTCATTGTGACAGGATTATCAAGCAATTTCCTATGTAGCTTAATCCACCCTTCGGCGTTCAATAAAAACACCACCTCTCATTTTTAAAATGGCAATCCCTCATCCTCAATGCCGTCGGGAATACTCATAAAGCCATCTCCTACACTGTTTGGTTCAGGTCTAAATGGTCTGCTCTCGTTGGTACCATTCTTGTTCTCACAAAATTCGTGCCTTTCAACAACGCAATCATTAGTGTAAACTTTCTGCCCGTCCTTGTTAGTGTAGCTGCCTGTCTGCCATCTACCCTCAACAATTATCTTGATTCCCTGGTGTAAATACTTCTCTGCAAACTCTCCGTTCTTGCCGAATGCGATACAGTTAATAAAGTCTGCTGCCTGTTCGCCCTCTTTCTTAAAAGCTCTGTCAACAGCTAATGTATATCTTGCTACTGCCATACTTCCGTTTACTGTCTGTGAATATCTAACATCAGCATCCCTAACAACTCTCCCTGAAATTATCACTTTATTCATATTTTTTCCTCTTGCTTTCTGAAATTCGTTTTCTAGTTTCTTCACTTCTTTTTTGCCCTGTATGATGATATATTGTGTGTGCTGAATTTGTCATCATACATAAATTTTCAATCCTGTTATCATTTTTTATCCCGTTCAAATGATGTATACAGCAATTTTGCGGCACTTCTATTCCTGTAGCTTTTTCATAAACTACGATATGTTCCATAACGTATCCGCCTTTATCTGCTCTTTTATGTTCCGGCATTAATATTTGAACGTATCCTTTTCTCGTTCTCCTAACGCCACCATTCCAATTACTAGCATTTTTACCACTTTTGGCTTTTGACCTGTTCAAAAACTTAATCTTTTCATCTCTCTTTAAATTAAGTGAATAAGCTTTTTTATAGATTGCTAAAAATGTTTTACTAGGAAATAAGGTGATTAATTCATCATTTGTTGAGCAAGAATATTTATCTTTTAATAAAAGGACTTCCTCCTCACTCCATTTGGGATTCATAGTTATTATCTCCTTGTATCAAAATTTTCTACATCCGTTGTTTCTTCCACTTCTGCGTTGTCTACCGCAAGTGCTAAAAATTCGTCAAATTCATCTGTTGTAATATCCCAACTGTCGCACCAATCGTACAAAGAGAAACGCTGACAGTCTTTCTTTATTGCGTATGCTATTGTTTCTGCTGTTGATTTCTTCATCTAATTTTCCTCACTTTCCAATAACTCTTTATTGTCAAAAATGTTGCCGATAACCTTGCTTTCTGAATACAATCCGTTTGCTGCTATTGCATCAAGCCCAACCGCAGATGTTTCTGTGTCTTGAAATATAAATCCAGCACAATAAGCATCCCATTCAATTTGCGTTTGAAAGTTGTGTTTTCCGTTTTTACATTCAATAATATCATTCTCCCAAATCAGCTTGCAGTTCTTATCTTTCAAGCCTGTGCATTGGCAGATTGTAGATGGGTCTATTTCAATAGCATATAAATCAGAAGCGTAGCTTGGAACTATATAATATTTTTCTTTTCCTGTATACCCATATTTTACAACATAGCCAACAAGCCATTCTCCGTTATCAATCCTCTTTGCCTTGAATAAATATCTATCTTCCATATTCTCTCCTATTCTGCTTCTGATTGAAGCCATTCTTTCCAGTATTTAGAACATTCTGTTTTTTCACAGCAACAATCGCACGGAACGTCCGCATACTGTGAGGAAATGCCATCTTCTCCGACAATATCTAAAAACTCTGCAAACTCTTCATCTGACATATTCCTTATCTTGTCGGCATTGGTCTTTCTGCTATCGCATCTGCAACAAGGCTCATTCTCTCTTGAATTGCTGTTGTGCTGGCAGTTGCAAGAAATCTTTTCTTCACTATCATCAAATACCTTTAAAAACATTTCAGCGATTTCTTTCTCATATCTGCCACACATACCTTTACAATCAATATCCGCAATAACCCTTGAAAAGAAATCTTTGAATTTGTCAACAATATAATCTCCTTCAAAATCTTTAGGTATGTCAATTGCTACTTTCATTCTTTCTACCTCTCAATTCTTTTAGTTTCGCTTCAGCTTCCTCTCTTGTAAGGAATACTGTTTTGCCAATTCTGTTAACACTCCAGTGAACTCCTTTATTTGTAATAAAGTAAATCCCGTTTTTGTTTATAACAAACTGTGCAATCTTAATTTCTACATATTCTCGATATAGATTAGGAACTAGCCTATAAAGCGTATCTCCCACCTTGCAAGGTAACTTGATTAGTCTGCTCTGTTCCTCTAGGTCCTCATAATCTTTGAGCTTAAAATACACCTGTAGCCAATATTCGGCATTATCAACTAATGTTGGTATTTCTTTGACACTGTCTGTTAATCTTTCCATTACTGCTCCTTTCTGATTTCTTTCAATTTTGCATTGTTATTGTATTTATTAAGACCATCCATCAGGATAAAAAACAGGAATACCATTATGCAAATATTCAGGACATTTCACTCCGCAATCATATATATCCCTATCCTTTTGTTCCATAGCAGAAACCTTTTCATCGTTATCCTCATACCATCTTAATTTATCCATACAGTCAACATCGTACTGTATCTTTTTCATACAGCCATTGCATTTTTCTTTGACTAATATCTTGGTCTCTAATGCAGTTCCTCTATGATACCTATGGACATTGGCACAATCTATACAAGGGTCGTTGCCGGACAATCGCTTATTTTGTAACTTTACTTCTGGATGAAATAACTCATATAATTTATTTGCCATTATATATAATTTCCTTTCTAAAACGGACACTCATTAGGATTCTTTAAATCCCAAATTTTCCCTGCTGCCGCAACATCTACATTCGCCCCACAAGCAACTTTTTTCATCTTCTCGATAAAACTATCTCTATCAGAATTTTCACTTGATAGATGGCACATTATAACGTTCTGCAAGCTATCTGAATAATTCGCCTTAACAAAATCGCAAGCCGTGTCAATGGATAAGTGACCTCTGAATACGTGATTAGCTTTACCTGTGTTATCCCTGTCGATTAAATCCTTGTCATAATTCACACCTAAGAGAATGTGGTTTATATCTTTAAATTTCCATTTGACAACCTCACAATCGGTTATGTAAAGCATTCTCCCCATTTCCTTGTGAGTAATCAGAAAGCCGTATATCGGGCAAGGTTCGCCGTTTGCATTTGTGTGTGTCCAATTTCCGTCTATTGTTGTCAAATCAAAGGGCTTTACTGTAAATTCGCCCATATTCATTGATTTACAGCTATCGCCTAAATATGGGGCAAGTATCGGTATTCCCATTGGCTTAAAATCGTTTAATGACCTCGAATGATCGTCAATAATGCTCGTGTGAAATAAGGCAACCTACTATATTTTTTACATTCCAATCACACATCTTTTTTATGTCTTTAATCCCCATTCCTACATCAAGAATAAGTGTTTCGTTTTGCGACATAAGAGCGTAAGAATTTCCTTTACTTCCAGTTCCGCAACATTTCAATTTGAGCATTACATCACCTCGCTTTCTTTTTCAAACTTCCATACATATCCACCGGCTTGTTTTCTCACGCTTCCCTTGCTGTTATAAGGCTCTTTATTTGCAACTTGTAAAATATTTCTTCCACAAACACCGGTATTTCTGCTTGCCTCCATTGCATTGCAATACGAATTGATAAATTCTCCGTTTAATGAGTACTGGATGATTTTTCCTTTCTTAAACCTCTGCACATTTCTCTTTTCTTTCTTGTTTCTTCCGTAAATAGCTCTGCCTTGGTTATAAGCAATCATTCCGTCTAATATATGAGGATTTTCTGTTAAAGTTAGCCTTTTATGTTCAATTCCACTGAGAATTTGCAAATTACTAGCACAATTATTCTGCTTGTTTCCGTCTCTGTGGTGTACTTCATACCCATTTGGAATTTGCCCTATGAAAGCCTTTGCAACTGCAATATGAACTCTAATGGTTTTAACTTCTTTGTTCCTGTCTGTTGCCCTAAAAGATAAATACCAACCATTTTTATTGTTTGTTTTAACAAATTGTCCTCTACTATCTTTCCAAAAGCTCTTAATTAAACCGCTATCAGAAATTGCATATAATCCCTCGTAGCCCTTTATCCATTTCCAAATGTTTCCATCATTAATAAAATTAGTAAGTTCGCTTTCTTTAACATCTATTCCTACCCTCTTTACTGGGATTATTCCTTTCTCTAATAGCTTGTCATATTCTATGAGCTCATTTAAGTCTCTGGAATAAAAATGTAGTCGTTTTCCATTGACGTATCTCCTTAGTATATATGATTTTCCAACTTTAGATATTCTTGGATAAATACTCAATTAAACCACCACCCCTTATCCACATATCACACCCACAACATCTTTTATATGCCAATCTAAGCCTTTTTTAATCTCCTTAATCGGTATTCCACAATCAAGGATAAGTGTTTCTCCACTGTCGGAAGTTAGCAGATAGCAATTTCCGGCTGACGATGAGCCTAAGCATTTAAGTTTCATATGCGTTCTCCGTTTTTAGCCTGTCTTTTACACCAACAATCAATATACCTGTTTTCATCTTCGGCTTTAGGAACTAAATATTTCCTGTAGCGATTAATTAAAGGCTTCATCTGTTTGTTGTAAACATCCTCGTTAATATAGTTCCATATATCCATATAAATCGTGTTATACTTAATCAGTGGCTTATATTCAAACACATCATCATTCACAACGTTTACTTTGAAATTAAGTGGTAACTGTTTTCCAACAAGTTCAATGACTTCACGATTCTTCTCAACAACTGTTATCTGCTTAACATCTTCTTTATCCTGTATTGCAAGAATAATAAGTCCAATTCCAAGACCGCCAATAAGGACATTTCCGTGTGCATTGCGAACAAAATCTCTATTTGTTTCCTTTTCCATAGGTGTGTCTGACATTACGCAATCACATCTGTTGATAAGTCTTATATATTTTCCAGGTGGTATCCCACAACGAACAATCGCATAAAAGTTATTATCTGAAATTTCGTAATGCTGGAGTTTAAAATTTCCAACTTGTCCGTCTTTCAGTATTAGTGACATATCTTTGTACATAC